AAAGTTATTTAGAAAAAAGTATTCTACAATTTCTAGTTTTTTAGTTTTTATTAAAAATTGGAAATATTTAGAAAATTTAGAATAATTTAGAATAAAATAAAAACAAATTTAAAAATAATTTAGAACAGTTTTTTCTAGATTTTCCAAATATTTCTAAAATTTAGAATAATTTAGAAAAACTAAAATCCCAGTTTTCCCAGTTTTTTTTAGTTTTTAAATAAAACTAACTTAAAAAAACGAGAGTATACTCTCTATTCTTTTCCAGATGACTACCATAAAAAAACAAATTGTGATTACAGATGAAGCCATTCTATCTTTTTATAGAGAAAATCCAAGTATTGATATTGTAACAATGAATCATATTTTCATTGACATTCTGAAAAAACTCTCGACAAACCTTACCGAAACATTGTCGAATTCTGTAAACTCCAAAATACTCTCGACTTTATCTGAAATAAGCGGGAGTATTACAACAATCAAACAAGATGTCAATAAACTAAACTCTGAATTACTAAACAGTATTTCTGTGAAAATCCATGAAACAAAAAGGGATTATATGGATTCGGTAAATATACTTTTTGCAAACCAAACACTCTCGAATTCTGAGAAAATCGGGAGTATGTTAGAGAAACACACGGATACTCTTATTACCAAAACAGCAACTATTGTGAATGATATTATTCCCAAAACACACGAAACATATCACACAAAAATCGAGAGTAGTCTACAAAGTTTATCACGTTCTCTCTCTGAAAACACCGCGCGTCTTCTTGAATCCATCTCCAAAGATACTCCCGAACAATCTCTCAAAGAATACACAGCAAACGTCGAAACACAATTCCAAAAAATGATGACCAATATACAACAACCTATCTTTAGTTTCATCCAATCTAGCGAAGACCGTACCACAAACAATATCCAAACTATTCGAGAGAAAATCACCAACCAACAAAACATCCAAGAAGCACTTACTCTCGAATTAAACGGATTCTTAAACAAATACAAATACAATTCCTCTATGAAGGGCAACGTTTCCGAAACAGAACTCTATAGTGTTCTCCAACTTCTTTTTCCAAGCGACGAAATTATCGACTGCCGAGGTGAAACTGCCACCTGCGACTACCGCGTAAACCGTCTCCACAAGAATAAACCCACTATTTTATTCGAAAACAAAGATTACTCTCGCTCCGCGACCACAGAAGAAATACAGAAATTCGAGAGAGATGTTGCTTTACAGAAATGCCACGGTATTTTTCTTTCGCAACATAGCAATATTACCTATAAAGAATCCTTCCAAATCGATATTCTCGATGGATTCATACACATTTATATTCCAAACGCGCAATATAATCCCGAAAAAATACAAATTGCAGTCGATATCATCGATCATTTGGCACAAAAACTACAATATATTTCTCACGCCTCCGAAAATACTCTCGGATTTCATATCCAACAAGAAGATATGGACGATTTATTAGAAGAATACGCCGAATTCAACCGCCGAAAAACACAATTGATCGAAACCGTACGAAATTCCAACAAAAATATCATTGAAAAACTCGAAGAAATGCAATTTATTGCTGTAAAACGCGTTCTTATCAAAAATGGCGCGCTACAAACCGAAGAAGAGTTCAAATGTAAATATTGTAACTCATTTACTGGAAAAAGCAAAGCCAGTTTAGGAGCACATACACGCAGTTGTAAATCAAATCCGAACAGAATCAACAACACATAAACGTTTTTTCGAGAGTATTTCAATGAATTCAGAATATGTTTATTCGAATCCGCACAAATAATATAATATTTTTATTACAAACATATTATACAACATATTCAACGCGTTTATTTATTCACAATAAACCACACATAATATATAAATGACTACAAAATATACAGCAATCATTATAGAACCTAGAAAACACAAGGCATTACATTTTGTTTTACATAATTTTTTATCAAATCTATCCGATGATTGGAGCATAATTCTTTTTCACGGTAATACAAACATCGAATACGCACAAAATATTGTAAAATGTTTAGAGGAAAAATATAGTAACCGAATAACATTGATTCATTTAAATGTGAATAATTTAAATAGTCGCGAATATAGTCATGTTTTAATGACCGAAATGCTGTATCACTATATCCCAACCGAAACCTTTTTGGTTTTTCAAACAGACTCTATGATTTTAACCGAAAACAAAGACCGAATAAATGATTTTTTACAATACGATTATGTTGGAGCACCTTGGAAATGGGCGTCGGACCATCCAGTTGGGAATGGCGGACTTTCCTTGCGTAAAAAAAGTAAAATGTTGGAAATAATCAAACACAAAGGATATACCAACGATAATGAAGATGTATATTTCGCACATAATATTCCCAATACGATTCAATATAATGTTCCTACCGGTTCAGAAGCCAGTAAATTTTCAGTTGAAACTATATTTTACGATAGTCCATTCGGTATTCATAATTGTTGGCGGTATTTACCGAAAGAAAATATGATTTTTTTAATGAATACATATAATGGTATCCAAGAATTAATGAATTTACAATAACATTTCAAACCTCTGAATACTATATATGAAAAACAAAACCCCAAAACAGCGCAAATCCAACAATAAAACACGCAAACTCACCGGCGGTAAAACATTTTCATCCAATAATCCGGTGAATTTATATTACAATAATGAACAAATCGCCTGTTATGTATGTGGAGACAAAACGTATTCTGAAACAATTGGCTCTCTCAACAAATCCAAAGTACGTTCGGGAGTCGGACAATTCTTTTTTGGAGACGTTGCCGACGTGATTGACAATACATCCATCATTTTATACAACTGTAATCACTGCGGATTCTGTAAAATGGTGCGAAACAAAGACCCGCTCATGATTATTGCTTCCGACGTACGGCCACCAATTCAATAAATTTCCGATTTTTTCTCTTTTTTATCATTGTTTCATACATATTTATCCACTTCATATAGATTTTTATACATCTATATGAAAAAAAGAACAACAAACGAGAACATTCGGTCAGAATAACAAACAAAATATAAGAAAATAAATAAACATATCGCAAAACACTTACCTTATTACTCTATCATCCGCACATTTCCGACTTGCTGGAATCGAACCAGCGACCAGTTGATACACCATTATCGACGACTACAGTCAACTGCTCTACCTCTGAGCTAAAGTCGGACTCCCAACATATTATTCGAGAGTCTTTTTATATCCTTTTATCGCGTAAAATACTTTTTATTTACCATACAAGTTCATAAACAAACCGCATAACAACATATCTTCTTCCGTATGTTTTCCCATATATCGGTCATAATACGCTTCTTGTCCCACAATATCGTTCATTAGCAAGAGCGGATACTGTTTTCGCTCGGAATACATCGCCATCAACGCGTTCATATCCACCAAATGTTGGAATCCCCATCCTTCCTTCACGTTATGTTCCGGTATCTTTTCACGTATTTGGAGTTTTCGCGCGAAAAATTCCGGAAAAGGCGAGAGTAAAAACTTCAAAATGTGTAGATTCGACGCTTTCGCCGGATGTTTAAAATTATGTCGTCCTAACCAATACGGATTCGTAAAATCGCGGATGTTGTGCATAAACCGGTTGTAATGTCCATTCATATACCGTTCTTCTTTCGTTTTTTCCTGGTCGGGTTTCGTAGAAAAATAAAACGAATTCTTTTGTTGTAATATCGGCACACTCGGAATGACTCTCGTTTTTTCTGCGTTATCAATCACACTGACTGATTGTATCTGTATTGCGCGTTTATCTCCCATATTCTCAAATACTGGATTGTTTTTTCTACGTAATCCGAGAGTAAATAAAAACTCCGTTGTCGTAAGTGCCAATCTCCAATCGTTATTATCAAACGAATTCTCATATCCCGCTACTTCCACATCCGTTTCCGCCGCACAAAAACTCGAGAGTCGGGAAGAAACCACATTCCAACTCTCCGGCGCCTCGCGCGCAATCACTTTGCGACTATTATCTGTGCTATTATGGTCAATCAATACCGCGCAATCAAACAACGGCGCGTGATGTCGGATCCATTGTGTCAATAGGATCTCCTCATTATAGAAATGAGTAAACAAAATAGTCTTGTTTTGTAAAGAATCGAGAGTATATCGCGTATCGATTTCCTCGTATAGTTTATATGTTTTTCCATCGGCTGTCAAATGATAAATCGCCTTTTTGGGATAGGGTACAATCAAATACGTCTCCAACCCTTTGCGAATACTCTTGATTTTATTCATGATTTCTTTCAAAAAATTCCACGCAAACACTACGATTGCCACTTTTTCGGGAGTCTCCGACAACTTTTCCGGAGGCATAATACGATATTTTGAATTCGTAGCATAATACTCCCACTTTTTCGGAGAATCATCCACTATATATTCCATCGGGATTTGGCCAATAAAGTTTAATATCGTCATCCCTTTTGCCGCCGCACCATACCCATACAAACGAACACCTTTCGCTACCAACGTCGATACCTCTTTCAACATCCACTCTCGCAATCCACGTATCTTTTCCACATACACATAATACATTAAATCCGAATACAACCCAATATGTTCCTCGTGTTTATACAAAGAATGTTTCGTAATATCGAGTGTCGAACACAACCGCATTCGAAATACATACGATGTTCCGTGTATATCCGTCTTTTCCACCTCGTCAATCTCCAATCCCGCCATTTTTGCCGCCGTCCACATCGAGTGTATCGTGAAAAACGACAAATGTTCGTGATATATCGTATCAAACTGACCCAATTCCACCATATTACATTGCGATGTCTGAATATACAACACCGTATTTTCCGACATTACACTCTTACATCGCTCTAGAAACGCGACTGGATCCGGTACATGCGCACACACATTTTGCGCTACAATCAAATCCAAAGGAGGATATTCGGGAGTCTCATCCACTCCCCAAAATCCCACCGTAATATTGTGTCCTTTTTTACTCGAGATTTCGTATATGTTTTTTGCCGCGTCGAACCCATACGTCTTCCATCCACGTTTTTTGTATTCATCCAACAACGAACCGTCATTACACGCGATTTCCAACACCGTTCCACTCTCGGTTTTCCCTGATTCCTGTATCGATTTGTCTGCGAAATCCGAAAAGTATTGCCGGAGAGTCGCTGATGTACCACTCAAATAAATATATTCCGAAAACATCTGACTTGGAGGAATCGTATGGCCTAACTGCATGTGAAAACATTCACTACATCTATCCAATGTTAATGGAAATTCCGGGAGTGTATCTTCCGGTTTGGCAACATAATGATTCGCGTTTGGTTGATTTCCGAAATCGATCACACGACACATACTCTCGCGTTTACATACACGACATATTCCACCAACTACCGGTATCAACGAATCGGTCGAAGAACATATCTGTAATAATCCCCCTTTCAAATCCGCAATCATAGATGTATTGGTTCCATTCCATACTATACCAAACGCACGCTCAATCTTTTCCGTGTTCATCGAAAACCCAATATTCTGTTTTATTTCGAGAGTATCTTCCTTATACAAGACATTACAACCGGTTTGACACCCAATTTCATTCGCTACTTTTGCCACGGTACAATTCAACGACGCCACATTATACACGTGATTTCCCTTTATTTCCGATCGTCTCTCGATTATCTTCTGAAACGTTTGTAATAAATCGCGATTCCATAATATCGACCTATGTTGATTTGCCCCAAATACCGTCACTACACCACTCAATACCGCTGACCGCAACATCGCAATATGGACTAAATCCACACGTTGTGTTGGCGACAAACCAATCACCGTCCCAAAACGGAATCCTACAGTATCAATATGCGAGAGTGTGCGTATGTTTTGTTCACGTAAATACATCGAATACGTATATTCATCATACAATTGTGTGTATAATAAGGCCGTCTCATCCGCACACGTTGCGCCGTATCCCTCATATAAAGACGCGGTACTGGCATATAACAATAACGCACCCTTCTTCATCCGACTCGCGACCTGCATAATATCCACCACATTTTCGTTAAATTTGCGGGTCTCGTCTTGTCCCAAACACTGTTTTCTTCCCGACAATCCCGCCAAATAAATCACCACATCATACTTTTCTATTTCCGGAATATATTCTCCACGACTCTCGATTCCATCTTTCACATCAAACCCAACAATCGGTTTTTCGAGAGTCGCGTTTAATTCTTTGTATAAAAACGCACCGATATACCCTTTATGACCTATCAACAAAATATCCATTCAATATATCTTTTTCGAGATTTATACTTATATTCTTTTACGCATTCGAGAGTATTTTTCTGGAAATCACAAAATTCACAATTGTAGTTTTTGTAATTTGTGAATACAATTGTATTTTCGCAATTACAATTTTGGTAGACACTCGAATACTGATTTCATTTAGATTGTCGGTGTTTCGGATTCTCGATCCGTAGTGTATAATACATGGAGCCCGAACCCGTCGACCCAAATACACCTATATCCATACCAAATGAAACCGAACCTCAAATCGTATTATCGGAAGATTGTTCTGGAAATCCATTCAATCGAGGCACGCACATCTGTTGTTTCAGCCTTACCGGTCCGACCGGTCCACAAGGCGAAGCCGGCCCTGAAGGACCACAAGGTGTTCAAGGCAATCCAGGTATACCTGGACCACAAGGTGAAACCGGACCGCAAGGCATCCAAGGTGAACCAGGAAACGGAAATACAGTAAATACATTCATTCACGTGTTGGCAACAGAACCTCAAATACTTGCTGTCGAAGATTCCATCGTCTTTGATACAAACCCCGTCCTCGCCGGTGATTGTGCATTCGTCCCATCCTCCGCCGATATATGGCTATGGAAACCCGGATACTATTACACTTCTATCACAATACATCACAAAGAACCTGGACAGTTCAGTCTGATTAAAAACAACGTATTTGTAGTGAATGGGGGAATCTTCACCTCATCCTTGGCGAATTCCCATATCACCACTACTCTCCTTTTTCAAATCGAACCTTCCGATATCATCACCGCTACCGACCTTTCACCCACCGGATTTGCTTGTAATATACAACTCAAAAACCATATATCCAATACACCCACCGTTTCGATCGAACAATCCAACCCAGGACTTGCCATACCCAATAGTTTGGCATCCATTACGTTGTTATTATTATCCCCTGGCATACCTGTCGTATAACCCTGTACCTCGTATAAATTATACCTCGTATAACCGAGGGTCGGGTTGCCTGCTCCATCGTAGCGATAAATAATTAGTTCAAATCATATAAATAATTCATCTACGTATGATATATAACTACATAGATGAATCCTACGGTCGACCAACCAACAAACACAATCCATCTTACCCATCCACGCATTTGCGCCTTTTATGAAAAAAACGCCCATATATCTCCCGAGACCATCAATCTATTCATGATTGATTTATTGGAGAGTACGGTTTCCAACACCGAGACAATCTCGACGGAAATCACCACCATACCACCACATCAATATCAAATCAATGAACTTAATCAGACTCTCGACCAAATCAAACACGCAATCACGCACCAAACCACCTCATTAACGTCTATGTTTTCACAAGCCAAAACCAAATACGTGAATGAGTTTTGTTCGATTTGGGCACAATCCGATTGTGTATCCAAACGTGAATACTTACTACAAAACAACACTACGATAATACATACTCTCGAACAAATGACACTTGAAATAAGAAATATAAAGGGTGTTCACCATACCATCGGTGAGAAAATCACTGCTATTATCAAACAATTCCATAAAATCATCAACACCAACATCGAATCTATCCTTTCCAAAACCACCGATATGAGCACACTCTCGAAAGAATTCATCCAGAATTTCGAAATGAACTCGGCGCACATGATACAAACCGTTCAGCAAATCCTCTGCGATTTCGTTTCTACCAAAGATACGCAAACCAAAACCGCGCTCGATACTTTCAATGCCAATCGCGACGGGGCCAACGCGCTCTATTCCAAACTATTATATGAATTCAACGATTTCTTATATCATATCCGCGTTCAACCTGCTGTAAATACCCCCAACCAACTCGAAACCATCTTGTCGCGTTTGTATAATACCGCGTCTATCGAGTCCGAAATCGTGGATGCCACCACTTCCAATATTTTTTTATCGCGAGGTGTCGGCAAACCCGAATTGTTTATCCAACAACGCACCATTCATGACCGGAATGTGAATGTCGACGAAATCAAATCGTTTGTTCAGACCGCCCATGAACAGTCACAACACGGAATATTGATCTCCCAACATACCGGAATTACGACCAAACCGAATTTGTATATCGAAATTCTACAAAACCGCGTATTCTTGTATGTTCATACTCTCGAATATTCTCCCGAGAAAATGCAAACCGCCATCGAAATCGTCGATACCATTTCCGCCAAATTGGCCGAGTTCAATGTTTCTTCCGAAGAAAAATACGCCATCCCCAAAGAAATCCTCGATGAAGTGAATCGAGAGTATCAAACGTTTATCGGTCAGAAAGAAACCATCATGAATACGTTGAAGGAAATGTATAAGAAAGTCCTTGCCCAAGTCGAAGATATTCGATTCGTGTCTCTCGATAAATACCTTTCCACTCGATATTCCTCCTGTAAGAAACAAGGATACGTTTGTTCTCTTTGTAATTCATTCACTGTTTCTACTCTCAAAGGGTTGGCCGCACACAAACGCGGATGTAATCGCAAATTGCGAAGTATTTCGGAGACGAAGTCGAAGGAATACGATGAAACTCCAGAGAACGCAGTTCGTCGGAGTTTATCGGGAGTCGTTCAAAAATCGACGGAACCCGTTGTTGTAAAATACGGCGAATCAAATACTCTCCAATTATGTAGTGTAATCCAGTCGTCGAGTAAATAATGGGGTCTTATTGTATTATTTTTGTATTTTATGAATGTATTATTTTTGTATTTTATGAATGTAAATAAAAAATCTGTATATAAACATTTGTGATGATTATATATGAATATATGAAAATACACGCGTTAAATTATGTACCGCTCGATAAAATATCCGCCTACAAACCTCCCGACCAATTATCCAAACCTGCTGACCGACTATCCGACCACCCTCCCGACCGACTATCCGACCAACCGATCAGTATATCCACCGGATCAGAAATCTGTCACGGAAACGACATTACGCCTCATTTGTTTATCCGTAGTTGTAACCATCATATTCGTAGTTATGGGTCGTTTTCGCCTAGCATTCTAGAACGAATCCGGTCTTGTTCGGATGACGAAAAAATGGAAATTATTAGTGAAATGAATGGCGCGATGCAAACATTCACAGATAATTTTCTACATCCAGATGAGTCCGTAAACGTGAATGACTCCCCGAGAGATTCGTAAAAAAATATATAAAGAATATCGATTTATATATTTTACTATGTTTTCCACCGATATCGAGAGTATTTCGGCAATCGAATATGATCGATTTCAACCGTTTTTCCAACACGGCATAGCAACCGAAACCATCAACGAATTCCACGCCAAACCCGGCAAAGAACATTTCCGTCTTTTGGCGTATTTGGCCTCTCTTTTCCGCGATTCGACCATTATCAATATCCATACCAATGGTGGTTATGAAGCGTTGGCATTGTCGTATGAACCTACCAATACCGTTCTTTCGTTTGGTCCCATGGACCGCATAACCAATCCCGCTATCCGAACCCGCGAAAATATCCGATTCCATACCGATGATCTCACAAACCCGATTGTCCGCGAACAATGGCGCGAATCGTTCTTGAAATCGGCGTTTGTATTTGTCGATATTGAACCCCACGATGGCGAAATCGAATATGGATTGTATCGTTATTTGTCCGATATCGGATATACCGGGTTCGTCGTATATGACGACATTTGGTACTTCAAATCGATGCGCAATAATCTATGGTATAAAATCCCCGAATCTCAACGATACGATTTAACCGAAGTCGGTCACTGGTCGGGTTGCGGGGTTGTATCGTTCAACGACGCAATCACTTTCGATAAACGCGACAATTCCAACTGGACTCTCGTTACGGCCTATTTCAATCTAACCAAATGCCCCGATGCCAGTCGCGAAATATGTGCCCGAGACAAAAACTACTATTTCTCACACGCCATTTCGACCCTCTCTCTCCCCTACAACTTGGTCATCTATTGCGACCAAGAAAGTATGCCGGAAATCCAACGACTCCGTCCTACATGGTTCGCGGACAAAACGCGGTATATATTGAGGGAATTCGACGAAATGCGTTTCCAGAAAAACGGGTCTGAATTATCGGAATGTTTCCGTGATTACCGAGCAAAAATCATCGAGAATCGGAAAAAACATCCATATTATTTCGATAATCGCAATACGGCAAGTTATTATTTGTTTTGTATGGCACGATACGCGATGTTGAAAGAAACCATCATCGCCAATCCATTCAAAAGCACCCATTTCGCGTGGATTAATTTTTGTATTGAACGCATGGGATTCCAAAACTTGATTCGATTGGACGAAGGTTTGGCGGTGAATCGCGACAAATTTTCCACGTGTTATATCGATTATGTTCCTGAATCACTCGTGCGAAATACTCCCGAATATTTCCAGTTTGGTCGGTGTAGTATGTGTAGCGGGTATTTCACGGGCAACGCGAAGTATATGTATGAGGCGTGCGATTTGATAGAAACCAAATTCTTAGAATATCTACATTTAGGCTACGGACACGCCGATGAACAATTGTTTTCGGCGGTATATTTCGACCACCCCGAATTATTCGAACATTATTACGGTGATTATCTACAAATGATTACCAATTATACCTATATTTACGAAGCGCCAGAACCACCCATTTACAATTTCATTCGCAATAGTTATAATAATGGTAATTACGCGAAATGTTTGGAAGGTTGTATGTTTGTTCAACGTTCGGTCGATTTGGGCAAATGTGTTTTGTCGAAAGAATATACCGAATATTTGGCCTATTATACACAATCATGTAAGGAGCGAAGCGGAAAGTAGCGAAGCGGAAAGTAGCGAAGCAGAAAGTAGCGAAGCAGAAAGTAGCGAAGCAGAAAGTAGCGAAGCAGAAAGTAGCGAAGCAGAAAGTAGCGAAGCAGAAAGTAGCGAAGCAGAAAGTAGCGAAGCA